CTCGCCCACAAGACCAGCTTCCTTAGCTTGAATGATGATTTCAGGATTACTTGTCGTGTAATCAGCCTCATCAATTTCAGCAAAGATTTTGTCGAGTGTTTCAACATTCACCTTGCCAGCCAATAAAGCTGTGACAATGTTCTTCGACAATTCTTTCTTCACTACATTACCTGGAACTGTGTACATCAACTCAGCAAGTTTGTCTGCTTCCTCGATACGATCCTTGTCAGTTTTGAGACTGTATCGGTCAGGATACTTGATAGTGGCAATTTGACGCCGTTTTGGTTGCTTTTCTTCATAAGCAGCCCAATGCTCTGCGATCTTTCGTTCACCACTTTCCAATACCAATCCAATAAAGGACAAACCAGCTTCCAAACCTTGGTCGCTCATCTTGAGTGCTTCAGCCGAGGTAGCCCTTTTTCCAATCTTGTTGACTACAGCAAGATTTACCAACTTCCGAATATCATCCTCCAACTTTTCTTGGAGCTTCAAAGAAGTTTCCAATGGTTCCGGTGATGGATGAATGAAACCAGGGCGTTCTGCTCGCAAATCATAAGCTCGACCATGCGTAGGACCGACTCGCATTTCCCGTCCAAATGCCCGTTGTCCACCTGATGAAGCTGAACCGTCAGGATTTACTGGATGCTTCAAGTGATCGCCAACGGCCCGCATGTCTTGTTGTTCAGTGTAGAACGGGAAGTTTGCTTTCAAGGCGTAGGCTACATCACTTGATGTTAGATTAAGCAAAGCTGCCTGATGATTGGCTACATCCTTCAAAAGACTATCACCAACATCGAAAAGAACGAATGGAATCCGTCGTAGTCCAAGCGTAATTGGAGTTCCATCAGAAGGATAGCCATCAGGTGTGATAGGATTTGATTCTGCATCATAGAATTGGATATTGACAAAACCTGTATCTTCATCAATCCAAATCAAACGATACCGTTCATACTCTTTGTCAGGAAGCTTGAGGTTGTACATTTCATGCTGAGCAAAATCAATACCCGTATCACGCAAAAGTAAAGCTTGAAATTCACTCGGCTCTTCAGGTCGGGAAACAGCCCATGCAAGAATATCTTCAACCTGATACAGATACAGATAAGGACGAGCACCACCTACATCAGCGAGAGTTGGTCCTGTAAGTTGTGGCATGTCAATATAGACGCCCACCTTACCCATGACGAGCATTTCCTTTAGGACATCAATACCAAGGAAGCCATTCATGGTACTTCCTTTGAGATCAACACCACCCCCTTCTCCTGCCACTGCTTTCATGTAGGCTTGAGAACCACCACGTCGAGTGATATCACGCATACGCTGAAAAATAGCATTACGTACATCATTGATGGCAGCCTTTGCATACGTCGGCGTTGGAGTGATCGACATACGCGAGTAGAAATCTTCGTCAGTTTCGCGCTCGGTAAACTTTTTTAGGTAAAGCTTTGTATAGTCTTCACCGCCATCATATACTTCCCGCCATGTCGTCCAATACGTCATGTCGTGAAAGTATTGAGGGTGTCGAGTTTCCAGCACGGAAAAGGCTTTGAAGGCCATCGTTCCCCTCCGTTACAGAAATGTTCCAAGGTCTTGACCTGTTATGATACCAGCCGCTAGTGGTAAAGCAATCTCTGCGTAGGTCAACGCATGGGCAAAGTGATCTGCCCCAGTGCTAATGTAAACGGCTCTTGGATTATTCAGGTCATCTCTTTCGTAAGTTCGCACGACATTTTTCATGTGGTCTCGAAACTCCATGCTTACATCCGCAGGAAGTTGAATACGTCCACTATGAAAACGTCCTAGTGCGGCATCTAACCAGTTTGTTCGGTCCACAGTGGCGATAGGTGCGCCACCTTCTTCTTCTGCCAATTGAATTTCTTTGCCGGTAACGCCTCGACGGTAACGACACAGAAAGACATACCCAGGGAAACGCTTGGCAAATCGACGTGCATCATTGATCTGTGGATCAGCATCAATAACGCATCCCAGAACTTGCCATTCACGCATGAGTCGATCAAGTTCTTCAAAGTTGTCTCCCGGAAGTTTACCTTCCCAAAGTAGCCGACCATAAGCTGCAACATTCAAATCGTGACTGTATTGGTCAATCAAATACTCCATTATGATGACATTGTTCAACTTACCTTGGTCAACTCCCATACAGATACAACGTTCACCACCAATATCTGGTCGAGAATCATTCTTTGAATACCCACCGACTGAGTTCTCGATTTCGGTATCTGTTACCAAGCCGCCTGCTGGTATGTAAGGTTGCCCAAGCTTAGAGTTATGGAACTCCACCATTGCGGCTTCGTCACCCAGACCCCGAAAATGCGCAACAACGATTTCTCCAGGTGAAACGGTAAAACTGTACAATTGGTTGATTTGAAAGCTTCGATGGTCCTCATCACAATTTGCAGTTGATTCCCATTTGCAATTGTCAACATTCAACCACTCTATTTTGCTTTCATGGTCAAGTTTGTGTCCACATTCCTTACACTTTAGGAAGGATTCTTTGCAGCGGGGATCGGACACAGTTTCCCCGATGATTTCCATACAATCGGGCCAAATCAATTCTGTCCAACGACCGCAATGCGGACATTTGAACATGAAGTGCTCTTGTGTACCTTGCTGAAACAATTTGTGGATGCCGTATTTCGGAACAGTTGGAGTCGAGATTGTCCAAACTGACTTTTCGATGTGTCCCGATAAACGTTCCAAAGCCAACCAAATTTGCTTCTGATCCATTTCGTTTACTTCGTCGAGGATCAGCGTTGAAACTGGAATTGACTTTAGATTGGCATCTCCGCGTGAACCTCGAATGTAGAGGTTTGTTCCACTGGCCTGTTTCAACCCTATTGTATTCGTATCGGTAAAGAGCCTCTTGAGGTATGGACTGTAGAGTAATGCTGTATTGAAGCGAGCTTTCGCAAAATCGCTCGCATTGTTCAATGTAGGCAAAACATACAGTACATCTTTTCTGAGAACATCGACAGCGTAGAATGTTCGATTGATGGCAACTTCCGTGACCCCCATTTGAGCAGCCTTCATCGCAGAATTGTACGATGCTTCCGAGTCGTGAATTTCTTTGCACCACGGATGGTGATCGAAACCATACGCCCCTGGAAATGGCTCGCCCATTACACGGCGATGCGTAGCCCACCGAGAACAGGTAGTCATCGTTCGGCTTTTCATGCCATCCGCGATTGCTTCGCGGAAAGCGTCCATCAAATCGCTCATTCATTTACTCGTCTTCATCCTCTTCATCGACTTCGCAGTAAACTTCATCATCGAAGCCTGCTGCTTCCTCAACCTCAACCTCAACTTCACCGGGTTCCCAAACTTCACCCGGCCCTGGGTCTGGTTCAGGTTCGGGCTCAGGAACAGGAGGACTGAGCAATTCATCCAGCGTAGCTTCACTGTAGGCTGCCCATATCCCATCAACAAGCATTCTGGTGCCACAGGATTCACCGCCCAATGCTCGACACTCAACGACGATTGTCACCACGTCTTCCTCATCAACATTTATGTTGAGTTCGGCTTGTGATGTTCCCCGTTGATTAACCACACGACCGTCTCTCAAATAGACTTGCATCGCGTAGCGAGGATAGTGCAAAAATGGACATTTGACTTTCATGGTACTTCTCCAAAGGTTGTATTCGACTGGGGCAACATGATGCCACCCCAGTCCCTCTGAGGCGGCCTGACGGGCCTTACGACTCAGGACTCTCCTCTTCCATAGGATTCGGTTCTATGAAAACGAGAAGTGTCAATAGGATTTTTAGAATTGTGGGCCAATTTTCAAGAAACCACTCCCAAATTGAAGCCCAATCAATTGCACCTTTTGCTTTCCAAGGTGCGCCAAGTTGTCGCTCAACTTCAGCTTCCCATTTTGCTACCATAACAGGATCACGGGAAGCTTCACGTACTTTTCGGTATTCTTCAAAGGTAATCTTTCCTCGACGATACTGTCGTCGAGCTACCCGTCTTGCTTTGCGTCCAAAGTTCATTCTTTGCTCCCTTCTTCAAGAGCATCAAGTGCAATGAAGAAATATGTGATGCCCAAAGAAGCTAAGCTTGAAAGTGTTACAACAGCCATAATGTAGATTACTAACTCAAAGATAGAGTCTTCAAACCATACAAGAACTCCACCAATCGCAAGCCAGTGACTCAAGCAATATGGACAATGAAACAGTTCCTCCGCCCAACTTCCTAGCTTTGATACTGACCGTCGAAACCACTCCATTGCGTTCGATTTCGTGACGGTCATTGAAATCGACGCTATTGCCAGTGAAAGAAGCAAAAGCTTAGAAAATATCATAGTCAGGGTCTTTGTTCTTCTTCAAGGTCTTCTTGATCTTGTCAGCCTTGACTACTCCAATATGCCGCTTAACTTCTTTTTTGTCTTCCCAGATCACCGATGTAGGGAGAGATTTAATGCCCATTTTCTTAGCAAGTTCTCTATTTTCATCATAGTCTAGGATGTATACTGTGTAACCGTCTTCCCGAAGTTCTTCAACGACGGCTTTCATTTTCTTACAAGACCTACACCACTCTGCTGTCCAAAGGATCATACAATTAGGGAGAAAGTTTTTGGTCCTGTCTT